TTCCGTAAAGCGCAGAACATTGGCTGTGAATGGCAGATACATCAGGGGCTATGGTGTACCAAAGTATGATGCTGAAGTTGCGGCAAGCAAGCCAACAACAGCTTCAGGAAGCACCAAAAGCAAGGAAGCAAAGCAAAGTGCAAAATCCTTCCTGTCATCCGTTGCAGGTACATATGAAGTCACTGCAAGCGCACTGAATGTCAGGGAAGGGGCAGGAACATCCTTTGCTTCAATGGTTGCAATTCCAAAGGGAACAAAAGTCAAGTGCTATGGATATTATACAACTGTGAGTGGCACAAAGTGGTTGTATGTACAGTTCACATACAAGGGCGTGCAATACACTGGCTTTGCATCTTCAAAATATCTCAAAAAATAGGCTTCAGAATTGGGCTAATTTTCGATTTTAGGCGTGCAGTCAATAAAATATATGTGTAACGCTTTAAAATTGAAATTTGGGGCAAATACGCAAAGAAAAAAAGGGGTTCAGGTCAGTCCTGAATCCCTTGTTTTTGTTTTTCATTATCCAATTTGTACTGGATCAGGTTCAGCAGGTATTTTGGACACTGCCTTGTTTCCTGTTCCCAATGCTGAATTGTGCGGTATGGAATACCAAAGTATTCACTGAACTGTTTCAAGTTCATTCCTGATTCTTGTCTTATTTTTTTGAATGTCATTAGTGTTCACCTTCCTTCAATTCTATCAACGGACAATCTTCATGTCGCTTTGTCGAAAATACCTTTTTCATTTCATCTTTATATGTATTTTTCTTCTGTGGCAGGTTACAATGTAACACTTTACATTCCCAACAATTCTCTGGAAGTTTCTGCATAGTTGTCTTTACATAAATCATGTATGATCCTTTCTGACAGTCTGACCACCGACTGACAGGGCAGTGAATTGATTGTTTAGTGGTTTATATATTCGTTTAATTTGTCAACATCAAACTTGTAATAATACAATCCCATCTGTTTTCCATCCATTGTGATATATTCGTCTTTTTTCTTATACATCACAAGAATGCCTTTCTTTACAAATTTTTCACACATTACTTTTGACATTGAAGGATAACAAGAGTGCCAACCAGAAAAATATTCCTGTGAAATAAGTTGCCAACAAGCACCATTAAATAAAACAACATCATTTTCTGTTATCTCAAAAATCCTTCTACCAATTTTCAATTCTACCATGTCATTTCCTTTCTGACAGTCTGACCACCGACTGACAGGGCAGTGAATTGATTGTTTAAAGCGGAAATTCTTGTCCGTTTTCCTCTTCCCATTTCTGTTCCATTTCATAAAGCTTTTCTAACCATTCCACTTCATTCATTTCCTTTGGCTTTTTAACTCTGAAAAACTTTTCTAATTTTGCAATGCGTTCACCAATCATTCTTGTACCTCCATATAGAATTCATCATCCTGCAACACAACCACTTCACCACGTTCAAGTTTTTTCCTGTCCTGTTCTGTTGCTCCGTGACTTTTAAATGTTCTGTTGAAGTAGTTTTCACCTTCTCTGAATCCGTTGATATAATACTTTGTCATGCCTTTTCCTTTCTGACAGTCTGACCACCGACTGACAGGGCGTTGAATTGGTTGTTTTATTTTGCCATTGTGCAAAAGCCATTCCATGCGATTTTTAAACCACATTTTGTTGTTGCTATTGCTGTGCTTCCTGATGTTTCTTTGCATTCTGTTACTTCAAAACCAAAACAAGTTTCCAACATTTCTTTGAACTGTTCTGGTGTTCTTGTTGTACACCATGCACCATTAGTATTCACATAGCCGCCATAGCTTGTTTTTGCCGTTTCACTGATTTTTTCTTTTGTTGTATATACTTTGTAATCTTTCCACATATCCTTTTCTTTCCTTTCTTGGTGGTTTATTTCCTGTTCTTTATGTCTATATCATAAGCCCATTGGGCGCATTTTGCAATATCGGAAAAATGCACAAACTTTCATGGTGTTCTTTGTACAATATGCCCAATGGGCGCAAAAAGAAGGGCAGAAATGAATCCACCCTTCCTGTCATGTTTATTTTATTTCTGAAAGCAGTGATTCAATGGTGTATGCCTGAATCAGATATTGCAGGGCATCAGCGGCATCCTTTCCTTTGCTTTCTTTGTGCATTTCAAAGCAATACGCCATTTCATTTTCCAAGTGTTTGACAACTTCTTCAACTGTTTTCATTCCTGATCCATCCCCTTTTTGCTTTTGTTGTGTTTAAGTTCCTGCACCCATTCTTCAAAGTCACCTTGTTTCACATGCTTATCAGCTTCTTTTCTCAATTCAATAGCATCTTCAACATTCTTGAAACATCCAAGGTGATAATATTTTTTCTTGTGGTTTATCTTTGCACAATAAACATTGTCCTTTTCTTTGAACACAATTCCTGCATGTCCAAATTTGTTCGGTCTGATTTCTGAACTGGCATGGAGTTTTTGCAACCATTCTTTGAAACAACCATTTGCAACCTGCTGTTCCGCTTCTTCCAAAATGTCATATGCTTCTTGCAAATTATTCCTTTTTGCTATATAATACCGTTTGCCATCAACGGTGATGTCAACACGGTATCTGATTCCAGTTGATGTTTTCAATTGGGCAATACCTTTTTTATTGTATCTATTTCTGCATTTGGGTTTTTTAATGTGTTTTAGCCATTCATCAAAAGTTCCATTGGCAAGTTGTCTTTCCGCTTCCAGTCGCAATTCAATGGCTTCTTCCACAGTGTCACGAATGCCAAAATAGTGCTTTTTTCCCATGACCTGCATTTCTGCCCTATACCTGACAGCACCATCAGGAAACACCTGCTGTGATACACCAGTCTGGTTGTGCTTGTTTTTTACACCACCATTTGCATCACCAGTCTTGATGATGGTTACACCGTTTTTGATAATTCTCTTCATTGTTGCATTCCCCTTTGTGGGCGTTGTCAGTTTATAAGATTGAATAAAGCTAACTTTATAAACTGACACCGCATGATAAATTTTTTTGAAAGCCTTGTGTATCAAGGCTTTCAGCCTTTAAAAGTTCCAGTTGATAAAGATGTCTTCACCATCAATTTCAATGAAATCTATCAGTTCCATGATTGCATCATGGATGTCCATTGAATTTCCTTCTGCAAGGACCGTTTCAAATGTGTCTACCAGTTCCATGACTGTTTCTTTTTCAATTGACGGAATTTCCACTTCCAAGTTTTCCAATTCATCTTCCAAGGATGACTTTTCCTGATTCAGCGGTTCAATCTTGCCTTTGATTGCATTTAGGTCAAAAGAACCAAGCGCATACAAATCCATCATTCTTGAAATCTGCTTGTCAACTTCATCAATCCGCTTCTTGATAAGTTCTATTTTGGCAGTGTTGTCCACACTGTCACGCAGTTCATTAAAATATGAATCATCAGTTTTTAGTTTGCGGATTTCATTGTAAATAATATCTTCAAGAACATGGTCACGGTAGTTCTTGTTTTTACAGTTCGGATCGACAACAAGTTTTGGATCAGCCTTTGCCCTACTATAACAAGTATAATATGCCCTGCGTGAACCATCTTTGTTTTTACCACTCAAACGCCATGAATATTTTGTGTTGCAGTGCTTGCACCATATCAGTCCACCAAGGGGTGAATTGTATCTTTTGCTTGGTTTATATCGTTCATTCGTCAGCTTGCGTTCTTCCATAATCAATGCAACCTTGTCAAACTGTTCCTGTGAAATGATAGGGTCATGCAGTCCTTCATACCAGATGCCCTTGTGCTTGATTTTTCCAAGGTACACTTTGTTTGTGCAGGCATAACGCACTGTTGTGTCATTCCAAGGACCATATTTTGTTTTGTAACCTTTTTTATTGAATATCGTTGCAATGCTGTTCATTGGTGTTCTGGCAACTACAAGGTCAAACAATTCCTGAATCATCATTGCTTCAAATTCATTGATTTCCAGTCCACCAGTTTCAGGGTTGTAATCATATCCAATGGACGGTTTGCCACCACCTTTGTATTTTCCTTCTTTTGCCCTTCCTTCTTTACCATCTGCCATTCTTTCTTTAATGCGGCTTCTTTCCAGTTCCGCAAACACTGCCAAAATTCCAACCATTGCTTTTCCGAATGCTGTTGATGTATCAAAAGATTCTGCCCTTGACACAAAACCAACATTGTTTGGATCAAACACTTTTTGAATCATGTACAGTGTATCAAATTGGCTTCTGGATAATCGATCAAGTTTGTCCACAAGAACAATGTCTGCATTGCCTTTTTCAATTGCTTTTATCATCTGCTTCATTGCAGGTCTGTCCAAATCACCACCAGAATATCCATCATCAGTGTAAATCTTTACAACCTGCCATCCCATTGCTTCACAGTATTTTTGCAGGCGTTCAATCTGTTGCGGTATAGAATAACCTTCTTCGGCTTGTTTATTAGTCGATACACGCACATAAATGAACACACGCTTCTGCATCAGGTCTGGAACAACTTGAAATTCTTGTTTTGCCATTATCATCAAATCCTTTTAGTTATTATTTTGTAGTAAGTCTTCAATTTCCTTTGCTTGCTTTGCCTGTTTTCTGAATTTGTTGCTGATGAAAAAGCAGGACCATCCAAAAATTGAAACCAAAATTCCAAGCAACGGAACAATAAAAAGAAGAGCTAAGCCCAATAACAGAAGCAGGATTCCCCACACAACTGCACTGACAGATGCCGTTTTGTACATGGCAGGTGAATATTCTTTTTGTTGTCTGTTCTTTCTTGAACCTTTTCCAGATTTAACAGTTTCCGTGTAATAGACACCAGTGTGCGGAATGCTCACACTTCTTGTCACTTTCCCATTAGAAT